CTCATCTTTATTAACTATATCAATTAGGTTCCAGTCTTGTAATAAGATTGCGATTGTGTTTCTTCTTTGAATATCATTCTCAACTAAAGTTGCTTTCTTGCCGTCTAAAGCAAAAAGTTCTTTAAAGTGTACTATGTAATATTTACCTTGTTTGTGCAGTATATGACACGATTGAAATAGTGTTTTATCTTTTCTACTTGCAACGCCGATTCTTGTTAAAGTTTCTCTAACTTTTAGAAAGTCATCTGGCTGTTTGATAGTTACTTCTAACATACTTTCAGGCGACCATTGTATTTCTTCACTCATTTTTTTCTCCCACCTTTTGTCAAGGATTCTTTAATATCTTCAATTTGTTTATTTGAAAGTATGTTGAGAGCTTCTTTAGCCTTTTCATTACTGTAGCCGTAATACTCTTTCACATACTCTAAAGAAGACAATTTGGATTGCTTTAACCAGCGACCACCAAATCGTTTTTTCTTTCTTACACTATTTATTAAAAATTGAAACTGAACCTGATTACTTAGGAAGTGATAACCATTCATTTCATTTGCTTGAGGTAGAGTATCCCAAAACATAGATAAACAACGATTAATGATGTATGCTGGATACTTTTTGATCCAGGTTTCATCTGATTTCATCAAGTCCTCTTTAGACTCATTAATCGCTTTTAAGTATTCTTTTAATTCGTATGCCATTATTTGTTGCGTCTGTTATGTCTGCCCATATACCAATCACCTGGTTCGTAATTATATCTCTTACCGTGATGTCCTCGTATATCTGCATACCACATTCGCAATTTGACTATAGCTGTTCGCCAAAATGTTCTTCGTGCCATTGTATCCTCTTTAATAATTTATTTAAATTTGCAAGTCGCCATTATTTCAGTCAAACAAGCAACCATATTTATCTCTTGGTCGGCTACAAATGCTGATTTATATTGGTATCCTGCTAATAAAAGTATTGCTTGAGGTACAGATTGAGGTTGTAGATGGTCTTTAGACGAGTCATAGATAATTCTAAACAGATCAGCCGGTGCTACGGACAAACTATTCACTACCCATTTTCTAGTTTCGTTAAAGTCTTTCTTCTTCAAAGACGCAAATAAACTCTTTATATCTGCCTCTTTTTGATTGTAGAAGATACCACTATCAATTTTACCATTAACTGAATATCTTTGTAGTTCATTAATAGTCTTTCTGAAGTCTGGATAATGTTTCTGGATCAACTCAGCAAGTACCTTCTTGTCATAAGATACCTCTTGTTCATCAAGGATTTTACCTAGTCTAGTGAGTAAAGCCGTTGCTGTCTTCACTTTTTGACCATTGACTATCTTAAAGTCTATTTGTGTAAATCTACTTCTTAATGGTTCAATAAATTTATAAGGATAGTTGCAAGTTAATATAAACCTACAATTCTTATAAAATGTTTCAATGAAATTACGCAAAGCAGGTTGTACAGATTCAGCATTCATATAGTCTGCCTCATCTATTATAACGACTTTGTGTTTGGATTCCGTATTGAAAGATACTGTTGAAGCAAAGTTTTTAATCTTATGCCTCAAGGTATCTATTTGACGACCTTCGTCTGAACCATTGATTATGATATAATCAGCGTTAAGTTGTTCACATAAAGCACGAGCAACAGTAGTCTTACCTGTGCCTGCTGTACCTGACAACAACATATTAGGTATTTCTCCTTGTTTAAGAAATTCTAAAAATGTCTTTTTAGTTTGTTCTGGTAGAATACAGTCCTCTATTGTTTTAGGTCGGTACTGTTCAACCCATAAAAAATCTGCCATAGACTAACTCCTTAAAATTCAGAGTCAGGTTCTAGTGCGATCCAATATTGTACAGGTTTGTTCCTGTTAACAAAATGACTTATCTTTTGTTGTGAGATTTCTATATCATAATCGTCACCAATAATCTTTAAGTTCTCTGCCTTAAAGTAAGCAGTAAACTTCTTATCAGTTTCTCCGATTACAGCAGAATAGTCATTAGAAGATTTATTCTTTTTATCAGTAGCAACTAACTTAATGTTTTTACCATCACCTGATACGGCAACATCTGGTAAATTCATTGTAGTAATTGCTTTTTGTAATCTTTCAAAATCACTTTTCTTTAAAGTAAAAGATACATACTGATCTGGCATATTGATTGCTTTTGTTGGTGCAACAATAACTGACTTATCAGCAAAGAAATATTTGATTGATTGTTTAGTGTCGGCAGATGCTATAGTTACATTTGAACCACCGTTAAATTTCAATGCAGGTTTTTGAAACAAATCAACTGCTCTTAAAAATTCAGGTAAGTCATATATAGCAAACTCACTTTCAAACTTTTCTGATACTTCAGCTTCTGCTAAAATATTCTTCATTGTAGAAATAGTTTGAATCTTATTCCCAGGTTTAACCAAAATGTTTTGGTTTATGTCTGAAAAGTTTTTTAACACCGATAGGGTGTTTTCACTTATGTTCATATATTCACTCCTTTGTCATTATATAAATTATTCATACTGTTAGTATATACTAAAAAGGCGAGGAAGTCAATGCTGCCTCGCCTCAATGCGTTTAAACTACTTAATCTTAATAGTTTTAGCCTTCTTATGTTCTGGAATAATTCGTTCCATAGATACACATAATAGACCGTCTTTCAGTTCAGCACCGTTGATTTCAACATCTTCAGCGATTGTAAAAGACTTTGTAAACATTCTTTTGGCTATGCCTTTATGTAGCATACCCTCGTTTTCTTCAACCTCTTTAACATCATTGTCTTTAATAGACTTGATAGTTAAGACGCTATTTTCAAACGATACATCTACATCTTTTTTACCATATCCAGCAAGTGCAACTTGTATATCATAGGTATATTTACCTGTCTTTACAATATTGTATGGTGGATAGTTTTGAACATTAGTGGTATCTAATTGATGGTCAAACATTGATTCAAAATGTGTGAACACATCATCAAATCCTACTGATAATGGTCTTAATTGGTTAAAGATTGAAATTGCTTTATTAGTCATTTTATCTCCTTTGTTAAGCAAGTTAATTAATAGAACCCATTGTGGCGTTCTACATTTATTTATATAAGTACGATTTTTATTTTGTCAACCCTACTTATAGAAATTCACTAGGCTGAGGATCCCTACCAGTTCCCTAGTGAATATCTATAAGTGCTACTTTATTTTTCACGCTGTAAAGTAGCAAAGCAGCGTTTTGCGACACCGACTAATTTCTAGGTCGGGTTTCTGCGTGAGGACTTACGAATAGCCCCAACATTATATATTTATCTATCACCAACGCAAAACCTTAAAACTAATAACCTCTTTGTCGTTCTAATTTTTTCTTCTCTTTTTTAACATTTGCAATGTTTTCCTTCCTTTTTCTTCTCTTTTTTTCAGAAGGTTTTTCATAAGATTGTCTTTCTCTTAATTCTTTTACAATGCCTTCTTTCATAACCTTACGCTTTAACACACGCATAGCCTGTTCAACATTACCGTTTCTTACATCTACTGTTATACTCAATTTATATACCTCCTCTCATTATAATGGTATCATACAATCACTACAAGATAGTAATGCCTTAATAATTCCTGTTAATAATACTGTTGACAAAATAGCATTTAAAAATATCAATGCCCTATCGTGCCATAAAAATCCTACAATCAACCAGCCTACTGTACCTGCAAGACTAAAATATAAATCAAACATATGGTTTACATCTGCCGCCCTAAAGCATACTGCTATCATTAACATAAAACTTGCAATCCATTTTATGTACCAAGATAGATCACCTTTAGGTGTAACTTTCTTAAAGACTCTTGTAGAGTTTAATTCTTTTATCTTATCGTCTAGTTTTCTGTATGGTCTATCAGCGTGCTGAAATTCATCATCTTGTCTATACATTATATTACTCCTGCCGATCCTAATAGTATTAGTATTAACATACCTGGTACTACGATTGTCATTGGCCAAAAATCTAAAAAATCTTTCCAACCGAAATCTTGTTCTTTTGTTTCTTTCTTCACTTCTCTTTTTATCTCTCTCATTAAATTGTTAATAGGTTCGCCTTTTTGAAAATTAGGAAAACCCATATTGTTTAATAAGGCAACTTGATTATAAACTGCCAGTATAGTTTTCTTCTTTAGTGTCAAAGTGATAGTCCCTTTAAGGTCAGGCGCCCCTAAGGACGCCTTTCCTGGACTAACACTATGATTGATAGATTTAGATAACATCAGTTTCATCAACCTCGTCATCTGACTCACTATCATTGTCTTCCATTTGAGAGTTTAAATCGGACTTCTTCTGATCCTCAATAATTGAGTCAGCTGAAGCACCTGCATCCACTTTCGTGTACAACTCCACAAACGAATTTTTTGTATCATCATCAAATCTGTTGGTACACATTTGAATAGCCTTCATCTTATTATTAAAGATTGAATAAGCCTGGGTGATATGTACAAGTCTTCTTGTAGATATAATCTCGTCAACACCACCGTCAAAGTAGGTTTTTCTGATTACATCTGCCCAAGTAGTTAACTTGTCAATAAATTTAACATCTGATTTACCATAAGACTTTAAAGTATTATTTAAAATCTTTTTTTCAGTAGATACAGACGGATACTTTTGTTCAAAAGTTACTGGAAATCTTTCAAGGAATGCCTCGTTAAGAACATTAGTACCGATAAACTTACCGTCTTCGGATCCTTGACCTTTAGTATTTGCAGTAGCAATAACATTGAAACCTTTTTTAGGTTGTACCCACTTGTTAATCTTCTTAACAAAGATACCTGAACCTTCAAGGACAGGTTGTAAACACATTATCTTATTACTCGCAAGGTCAATCTCGTCAAGTAAAAGAACAGCGCCTCTTTCCATTGCCTCAATGATCGGACCATTAGACCAAACAGTATGTCCGTCTTTAAGTCTGAAACCACCAAGTAAATCGTCCTCGTCTGTTTCAATTGTTATGTTAACTCTTATTAATTCTTTTTTCAGATCAGCACACGCCTGGGTTACAGACATTGTTTTACCGTTACCAGAAAGACCTGTAAGAAATACAGGATAGAATCTATCAGATTTTATAATAGATTTTACATCTGGATAATTACCGAAACTTACAAAGTTTTTATCCTTAGCAGGAACAACATTGTCGGTTAAAGTAGATACGATATAAGCCGCCTCTCTATTGATAGTAGGTTTTACAACCTTCTCCATAGTAGTCGGTTTATCAACATCGGTATCTGAACCTGTTGGTATTTTGAATAAACCTTTTTTTACTTTAAGGGTTTTATCAGCAACTAACCATTGTGGAAAAGCAACCTTATGTTTCTTTTCAACTTCAACTAGTTGTTTTCTTGTGATCTCTTTAATATCACCAAACTCTTTGTAGCATAGTTCTACAAATTGTCTTTGTTTTTCATTTAATAGCATTTATTAGTCCTTTCATTTATTAAATATACATATAGCTTATCACGTTTTGGGTCAAATGTCAAGCGTTTATAATCGTTGATTTTACTCATTATTAAGCGACCTTCTCAATAAATTTGTTTAAAAGCACTCTGGAAGTGATTCTTCCTTTCATACTCTTACTGAATAATTGTTTGATTCTACCTGTCTTCATATCACTACTTACAGTTGAAAGATCAGTATTCTCAACTTTCATATCTTTAGCATTAACAACATAGTAATCATCATAACCTTTTTGAGGAACAGCACATACCTTCTCTTTATTAAATAGAGTTCTATTCTTTTGGTATAAAGATTCTCTTTTTTCATATGGCATAGACATATCCTGAGTCTTAAAGTAATGTTCACTTTCAAATCTTCTAATTCTTTTGATTAAATAGAAACCGATAGTTGTAATACCGTGGTATTTTCTTAATAGATTTAATATAGTACCTGTGAAACCACTTGCTCTGTAACCATAAAAGTCATCTTTTACTTCGTGGTTTTTCTTCTTATAGATAAAGACATCTGTATTACCTCTATGATCTGGATACTCACCTATTAACTCACCTGTACTATTAAGTTTCATTGTTTCTGAACAACCGTAGTTACCACCACCATCAGTTAAAGTAATCAAGTTCATTTTTTCAATACTATATTTCTTTTGAAATAGAGGTACTAGTTTTAACATAATAATTAATGCCTCATTTAAAGGTGTTGAACCTAGATAATATTCACCAGGAATTTGTACTGAATCTGGTTTATATTCTTGTGCATTAAAACTTGATCTCCAAGTATATCTATTATCATAATACATTGCTAAGTGATATAGATACATTAAAGACTCATCTAGTTTTTGTTTTTTAAGTTTATGACTTGCAACATTAACTAGTTTAATTCTATCAACACCCATATCGCCAGGTTTGTATTTGAAACCTTTTGATCTTTTGTTACCTCTATAATCAACATTGTTATCTTTATCCATTTCACTAGAAAAGAAATATAACTCAAAAGGTATATTTGTTTTTTGACAAAAATATACTAATTGAATTGTCTGTTGAACAGTTTTGAAAATAGTATCAGACATAGAACCTGACCAATCAAGTAACATCATCATACCGTGATTCTTGGCGTCTGGAGATACTGATAGTCTTTTGAATATATCATCATTGAATTTATAACTATGTAATTTTAAAGGATCAATTGTACCTGTTTTATTTGTAGTTGATCTTTTATAAGCAGTAGCAGCCTTTTTCATTTCAAACTCTTTAACAAGATACATAATAGTCTTTTTAGAATCGTTAGTAAACTTTTTATATTCTTTGTTAAGATATGGTAAGTAGTTTCTAGCAGTAGCAGCGTCTTGTCTAAAAGACAATTTCATATCTTTAATAAAGTTCTCATTAGAATGAATTACTTTATCTAACTTTGGTTCTGGTATTGATCTGTAATAATAACTTTTAGTTTGATCTAATAGTTTTTCTTTGTGACCTTCAAACCAGTTATTAGTGATAGAAGTAAGTTGACTTTCGCCACCTGAACCGACAGCACCGCCACCAGTTGCGTCTTCATCTTTAGCAATCTTATCACCTACAGCAGGTTTATCTTGGTCTGATTCTGACTCTGTTTTACCCTCTGGTGATTCTTGTTTATCTTTACCTTCTTCATTAGATTTTTCACTATCACCTTCTTTGTCTAAATCTTTACTATCTTGTGAATCGTTTTGATTGTTATTAAGATCGTAGTTTTCAACTAATATGTGATTGTCAAAATCAGGTAACTTTTTAAGTTTTTTGATTTCTTTTTTCTGCCACTCTAACATCTTCTTAGCAAGTTTAACTACATCATTAAAAGATTTTAATGAATCAACTTGTTTCAACCATAGATTGTCTGTGTTAGAAAAATTGAATTGTAATTTTTTTGAAGACTTATAGAAGATATTAACTTTGTCAATTAACATCAAATCAGTATCATAGTCTTTGTCTTTTAAACCAAAGAAGTTTTGTCTGTTAAGTATTTCAAAACCATTAACATAGTTAGTAACTACACCTGGATATTTCTTTTGAATCTTCTTATCTATTCTGCAATCTTCTAATACATTAACATATGATCTTAACTCGTCATCATCTGAAACTTTTTTCCAACCATTAGTTGGTGTGAATAATGCGTGGGCACACTCGTGTGCTACTAACATATCTGTTACATCTTTTGAATCTGTTTTGAATATTGGTAATGTAAGTATTCTATTTACTACATCAAACGAAGCGGTTTTAACATTATTTTGTTGTACTGTAATGTTTTCAGTAGCAATTAATTTTGCAAGTTGTGATTTTGTATCTATATTAAGTGTGTCCATTCTCTTATCCTATAGGAAAACATCCCGAAAGTCAAGCGTTATTTTAACCTTGATTTTACTAGGTTTTTGAGAATGTTTGTTCTTCTTTTGTTCTTATTTTGTGAAAATAAAGGTAGGTTCAAACTTTCTACCTGGGAGATTCGGTCTTTCAAACTTGCCTAGATAACGATTCTCTTGTTTCTTTTCTTCTATCTCGCCATCTAAATTAACACTTGCTGATCCACCTTGTTGTGTAGATAGTGATAACCACCAAGTATCTGTATGTTCAAACCCAACATCTAGTGCTAGTTGTACTGTATCTTCTTCAAAGGTTTTGTACTGTTTTGTATTAGCAACATTCAATGCTAGTTTCTTACCTTTTTTCAGACCCTTAAATGCGTTAGCAATAGTCTGTTTTAAAAACTTCTCTTTCCATACATCGCTAGTATCAAACTTAATACTAGATTGTTCTGGTTCATCACCATATGCTTCCCAACCAAAATAAGGTGGACTTGTAAATACAAAGTCTAAACTCTCATCTTCAGGTATGTATGTTTCACTACCTTGTCTTAATAGTGTGTATGATTTATGTTTATGTCCATAGTTATCTCTTATTTGTTCTAGTCCTTTATATGTAGGAATACAAGGATCAGTACCTATGTAATTAACGCCGGCTGCGATTGCACCTAATAGTCTACCACCATAACCCATACTAGGATCCCATACTGTACCAGCAGATGTACCTTCTAGTGGACTATCTTTTTCT